CCCTTAGTAACTTAGGACATTATAGTCTAAAGTGCCATAAATCGTATCATTTAGGATAAATGCGTCTATGACTGGCTCTAATGTCGTGAACGTGGTTTTCCAACTATTCGGTGTTATGTTCATTTTTACACCAAAAATTTGTAATGTTTTCTCCAGAGTAGATCCGCCTGGCTGTGTAGTGATTACCTTGATCGGATCAAAGAAGTCTAGGTCTAGGGCTGCAATAATGCCGCTATTGTAATTGTTTGTGTATAGGTCAAGGACTATGGAATCTACTCGGATGCTAGTCTCAGCTCTGCTAGCCACATAAGCCTGTGCATAATCTAGGGCTACTGCATCGGTTTGCATAAGTAGGTTGTCTAAAAAATAACTGTGTAAAAAGTATTTATCTATGCTGTCTTGGTTAGAAGCTACCTGTGCTGTGCCACCTGACCTAGTAATAGTGGCTTTGTTAAATATAAGCACATCGTTGAGAATCCAACTAGCATCAAAGTAATCTATACCTGTGCCATTATCTGCAAAGACTGTGGGTGTGCCGCCAATAGATCCTGCAGTTACGTCTCTATCTTGAAATACAAATGAGCCACTAGCATCTACATATAGTGCGCCATACTCAGACGTGGCTACTGTAGTTAAAGCTTGCAGTGCTGTGCGGTTAGTGCCAGGATCTGCCTGCATAGTAGTAAGCCCTGCATCCACATCACGCATAGTCGCTGGCCAGTCAATTTCATCTAATATCTTATTGATACGTGTGCCTGATAATTGTCCGGCAGTAGCATCTGTAACTGTGCTGATCTGTGCTACCTGCGCTAATCTAAATGCATCTACAGCTTGTATGGTTGTTATTGCTACATCTTCACCGGATTCACCTGGGTATGTAGTCACATAGCTTGTAATGAAACCTGAAAATACAGGATAAGTCACCGATGAGTAAGTTGCAGTAATCTGCACCTTCTTCATAGGTGTTAATAAATTATAATACGGGCCAGTAACATTTTGAGGATTAAAGTCGCCATTTTGATCTACGATGCGTAAAGTAAGTGAGCCTGTCTGAAATTGATCTGATAGTGCAGTACGGCCTCGGTTAGTTTCTATGCGATTTACTTGACTCGATACATCTACAATTACAGCTGCGCTATCGGCTAGTACGTTTGTATCTAATATGCCTGTATCTAATATCATAGCCTGAGCAAAACTAGGCCCAGTGCTAAAGTTAATTACAGCATTTATTACAGGTAAGGTCATTAAAAGCCCTGACCTGCTGGCACTGTGCTATATCCATTTCTTGTGGCAATTTGTATAGATTCTGCTATCGCTTGACTTAATTTGTCACCACTGCCAGCTGTATCTACTGTTACTCGTATATCCATAGATTGCTGATTGCTAGATTTTTGCACACCGAATCCAGGAAAATTTGATAAATAATCTTGTATTTTATCGTTTAATTTTGCTGTTGATTCTATGGCAAGTTTTTGCACTGCTGGTGAATAAACAATGTCATCACCACCACCACCACCACCACCACCACCACCAGATGAAGTATTAAAATTAAACTTAGCCAAAAGAGCAGAGATGCGTGCATTTAGATCTCTTACTAAATCTAAAACCATGTTTGTTACATAGTCGTCTATTTTTGCGTTTAATGTTTTAACTTGTTTAATTGCAAAATCTTCTAAAGACATACCTGCAAGTCTGGCCTGATCTGCTAGTTTCTTTAACGCTTCCGCAGCTTCTAATTCGGCTATTAACTTCTTAGCCAAAGCCTCGTTATTGTCTAGGATTGCTAATTGTGATCTTAGGCGTAACTTAGTCTCTTCATCGGTTGCACTGTTTAGTGCTGCGTTTATACCTATGCGCTCTAAATCAAACTTCTTCTTTAATTCTTCTACATTCTTATTCTCAATAGCATTCTTCTTTGTAATTATATTAACTTCTTCTTTACGTGCCTTAGTTACGGCGATGCTTGTAAGTAGATCGGCCCTTGATTTAGCTGGCGATAATCTAGGTGCGTTCATATCAGACTTGCGTAAAAACTTACCGCCTACTTTTACACTTGCGTTAGGGTTTAATAATCCTATTACATCGCCAACAGTCCTAAATGCGTTGCCTATCTTCTCGGCTGCATTCACCATTTTTACAGTAAATGTATCTATATCGTTACTGCCAGATAATGCTGCTATGGCATCTAGTAAGCCCTTGCCTATAGCTTCTTTAGATTCATCTACGGCTACAGTTAATTTAGCCATACTGCCTGCATAGCCTTCTACAGCTGCTGCGGCCTGACCTGCAAAGTTAACGTTAAGTGTGCGCTGTACTTCTAGGAAAGATGCTGACTTTAATTGTGCCTTGCTTAGTCCTACACCTAATCTGCCTAATGCAGCGTTATCGCCTAGGTAAGCCTTAGATAGGCTTGTAGATACAGCTGTTAGATCCTTGCCAGTGCCTGCTGATACGTTTAGGGCAGTCTCAAATAAACTCTGTGCCTGAGCAACATCTTTAGTTACTATAAGTAAGCGTTGGAATCCCGGAATTAAACTCTCATCTACTATGCCAAATTGCAAAGATAGATTTTTTAAGTAATCTTCTATGCCTGGCTGCTGAAACTCTAAGCCTAGGTTGCTAACTGTCGTGCGTAGTTTAGCGGCTGCCTTCTCAGAATCTATAAATGCGTTGACTGCATTTTTACCAAAGTTAACTAGGGCAATAGATCCAAATACTTTAGCAAAGGTTTTACCTAGACTTTGCACATTTTTGTCAAAGGCTGATATCTCTTTCTTACCTTTTTTTAATCCTTTGTTATCAAAGGTGCTGACTGCGCTGACAATTAAATTAGGCACTATGCAGCCCTTCTGATCTCTGTGTCTTTAATAAACTTCTTTGCTACTGTGTCAATGGCATTAACTACTCTAGGAATAATTACATCTTTAGTCTCATCCCAAGCACGATAGATGACACGACCTCGCTGCTTGCCTTGACCCTTCATGCTAGATAGCATCTCTGCAGCTGCATTAAATTGCACAGGTGCATTAGGGTTTAATGATCTATTACCTCTAGGCCTACCTATGCGGCCTGCAGTCTCAAATATTGCGCCTGATCTAGAATTGTTAAACACATAGAATGCAGCCTTAAATCCTTTGTCGTTGCTTTTATTTTGTCCTGCAGAATATGCAACTTTGCTTTTAGCGTAGGCATAGTCATAAGGTGGAAATAATCTATTTGGATCTTTAACAGTCTCCATAGACCCAGTGCCTTTACCCCAGCCACTCAGCACTTCATTTTGTGCCGGTAAATAACCACGTGCGCGATCACGCACAATTAACATAGCTGACTTAATATTCTTTGACATCTCTTTATTCAGGTCTTTGTCTACATCTTTCATAGCCTTCTGGAGTTGCTTAACGCCTGTTACGACTACGGGCATTTTTAATCTCCTTAGCTCTATCTTGTAAGACCTGCACAATAGCCCGTAACATCTCGGAATCCATGTTAATGAACTCACTAGGCGCAATCCCTAGCTCTACAGATAAACTTGCTATCGCGTAGAGCGTAGAATCACGCTGTACTATTTTTTTTCTTCGTCTAATACCTCGACAGTTTCTAAGCTGTCAATAAATTCTAAACCAAATATAGGTACAGTTACGTTAGCCCTACGTAAGCACTCATGCGCTAAGAAGTAAATCTCAGTCTGCCGTTCGTGATCACGTAGGACTTTACTAATTCCTGCGCCATACTTTAACTCGAAAGCGTACTCGACACCTGGCGTAATCTTGTGTTCAGATACTTCGCCATTAGCCCTTGTTATCTTTAGCTTTGCCATTATTACTCCTTATGCTGTTACGTCAACTACTATAGGGCTTTGGCAGGTAAATGTAATTGACTGTGTGCTTATGTCGCCCACTGCGCCGTTTACATCCTGAGTATTGTTTACCAATACTGTGGTTTGATACTCTGGGTTAGTTGCGCTAATTACTGCAGAAGTCTGCTTAATTGTTAGTGGCACTGTAGTACCCCATGCTGCCTGTAGTGTTGCGTTTACATTAGCTGCTGCTGTGTCATTTAAGAAGTCAATAGTAATAGTGCTGGCTTCTAGACCCTTTGCAAACTTATGTGCGGTATCGCCCA